GTAGAGATGTCCCCACGCAGGTGGATATGTCAGTCATGTTGGCACAAAAGAGATCGCAAATGAATCCAGAAGACAAAGCAGAATCAATCAGACAGAAGTCACCCCTCTATGGTGCGGCTTACGGTCAAAGGGTGTACCTCGAAGAGTTTCGCAAGTCCTTGAAGGCTTTGCTCATGAAAGACGCACTCGCCATGGGGATCGAGGCGGCAAACGCGCAGGAGAGAGAAGCCTACGCTGACCCACAGTACAAAGAACTTCTAAAGGGGTTGGCTGTTGCGACCGAGAACGAAATCACTCTCAAATGGCAGATTGAGGCTGACCGCTTGGACATAGAAATATGGAGAACCAGACAGGCAAACGAGCGCATGCAAGTGAAAGCCCACGAATGAAGTGCCCTGTATGCAACACATGGACAATCGTTAAAGACACCAGAACCCAGCCAGATAACACTAAACGCAGGAGAATTGAATGCGCAAACATGCACAGGTTTTCCACACTGGAGACAATCATTGTTCCAAAAGCACAAGTACATAAGAAGCAAAAAGCTCCTCCAGCTAGTAAGTGAACTCGACTGCCAAATGTGTGGAAAAGGGGGTGGTTGCCAAGCCGCTCACACAAATTGGGGTGGGCATAAAGGTAGGGGCGTGAAGGCTGACGACAACTTAGTTGCGGCGCTGTGTCAAATGTGCCACCACAAAATTGATCAGGGTGCTAAACTATCGAGACAGGAACGCCAAGAAATGTGGCAATCCGCACACGATAAGACTGTCTCATCGCTTGTGGACTCGGGTAGATGGCCTCCAGATGTACCCATACCAAAAGGATAACTTTATGACTACCGCTTTAGAAAAACCGAAACAAGAAAAGAGAATTGGAAAAGGTGGCGCTCGAGAAGGCGCAGGAAGACCCAAATTCGTGCCTACAGTCGCTGAACGACAGCTAGTGGCTACCCTATCAGGCAGAGGTCTTCCGCAAGACCAGATAGCGATCCTAGTGCGAACTGGCATTCACATCGATACGCTCAGAACGCACTTCCAAAAAGAACTACTTGGTGGGAAGGCAAACGCTAACTCCAAAATTGGTGGGGCGTTATTCGACAAAGCGTTAGATGGTGACACAACTGCAATGATCTGGTGGACAAAGAGCCAGATGCGTTGGGCTGAGACACAGAAGCTCGAGCACTCAGGAGTTGATGGTGCTCCGATCACAATCGCGGCTGTCAACCTTAAGGGGCTGAACGACCAAGAACTCGAGCAGATGCAATTACTCCTACAGAAGACGGTGACCGAAGAATGACTCCAGAACAACTACCACCAATGCCAGAGCCTGATGGTTCTGGATACACAACAGAACAGATGTACGGCTATGCCATGCTATGCATTAAGGATGCCATGACGAAGGTAGCGCCTCTCATGTCAGATGCTCTGGAGAGTAGTGCTGAGAAGGGCGCAAAGATGGAGCGTGGTGCTTGCGCAGTGCTGTGCTCGGAACTAGCCACGCAATGGCAAGCTATGGGCAAGATGGAAGGCGTTAACCAAGAGAGGGTTAGAAGCTCGATAGAGGTTGCACAGCTACTGGAGTCCGCGATCAGGAAAAGGGGCGAGTGAGGTGAACGCTCCTATGTCACCAGCGGTGATGCTGGAGTTGGTCACCAAGGAGAAGCTCAGGCGCAAAGCGTCAGCGAGTCTGTATGAGTTTGTGAAGCAGAGTTGGCATGTGGTGGAGCCCGGTATCCCGTTCGTCCCAAGCTGGCACATCGAACAAATCTGCGAACACCTCGAAGCCGTCAGCGCTGGCGAGATCACACGCCTGCTGATTAACATCCCCCCTCGGCACTCTAAGTCGACCATTGTCTCGGTGATGTGGCCCATGTGGGAGTGGCTCACCACGCCACAGCAGAAGTTTCTCTGCGCCAGCTACTCAGGCAACCTGTCAATCAGGGACAACTTAAAGGCTCGTCGCCTGATCCAGTCCCCTTGGTATCAGGAGAGGTGGGGGCACATGTTCGAGCTTGCTGGTGACCAGAACGCCAAGCAACGCTTTGAGAACGACAAGACTGGTTACCGCTTAGCTACCTCTGTTGGTGGTACAGCTACTGGTGAGGGTGGCTCACGCCTAATCCTTGACGACCCCCATGGTGCTCAGGACGCGCAATCTGATGCCATGCGAGAGTCAGCCCTTGAGTGGTTTGACATGGTCTGGTCTACACGACTGAACAACCCTAAGTCAGATGCCATGGTGACCATCATGCAACGCCTGCACGAGAGGGACATCTCTGGTCACATCATTGAAGACATCAAGGGGTGGGAGCACATTTGTATCCCTGCTGAGTGGGATGGCATCAAGCGCAAGACGGTGCTAGGCAACTACGACCCACGCACCAAGATGGGCGAGTTGATCTGCCCTGAACGCTTTGGTGAGGAAGAGGTAACCAAGCTCAAGCAACTGCTAGGTGTGTACGGAACCAGTGGACAGCTACAGCAGAACCCTAGCCCTATTGAGGGTGGTATCTTGAAGACCAAGAACTTCCAGTTGTGGCCTGCTGACTCTGGCTTGCCTCAGTTCGAGTACATCCTGCAAAGCTACGACACCGCATTCACTGAGAAGACCACAGGCGACCCCACAGCGTGCACGGTCTACGCTGTTTTCACCCAGAAGGGTGTACGCAATGTCATGTTGGTCGACGCATGGGACGAGCACCTGAGCTACCCAGACCTACGGGCACGAGTCATCAAAGACTGGGGGACTGAGTACGGCGATGGGGGTAAGACCAAGGACAACCCTTACGCTAGGTCAAGGAAGCCTGACAGGATTATTGTCGAGGCTAAGGCAAGTGGGCAGTCATTGTTACAAGATTTGCGCTTGGCTAAAGTACCAGCCATTGGCTATAATCCGTCAAACGCTGACAAGGTATCCCGTGCGCACCAAGCCGCTCCGACACTAGAGCTTGGTATTTTGTGGATTCCAGAGTCGCGCAAGAATCGTGGTCACCCTGTAAGTTGGGCACAAGCATTCATGAAACAGCTTGAGAAGTTCCCTGTCGCTGAGCATGACGACTATGTCGACACATTCACGCAGGCAATTATCTATCTCAAGAATGATGGATGGTTTGAGCTACCGCAGGCTAAGGATCATGATGAGCCGAAACTGAAACAACGAGAGCGCGTGAACCCCTACGCCGCTTGATGGAGCGCACATGGAGCTATTTGCTTGGAACGCAGTCATGACAGTCCTACTGGCGCTGTTAGGCTGGGCTGTAAAGTCTAAGGACGCAGAGCTTGCGGCAACCAAAGACGAGTTGTCGAGGGTGACTATCCTGATCAACCGCACAAGGGAAGAGGTTGCCAAAGAGTATGTGACCAAGTCAGACCTGCACTTAGACATCAATCGAGTTCTAGACAGGCTTGACCGACTAGACAACAAGTTGGATACTTTCATAAAGGAGCACCGCAATGGCTAGTAAAAAACCTATCTGGGACAAAGCACGACCTAAGTCTTTAGGTGAGAGCAAGTCCATGTCTCCTGCCAAAGTTGCATCAGCCAAGAGAATGGCTGAGAGCGCAGGCAGACCTTACCCTAACATGGTGGATAACATCAGGGCGGCTAAGAAGAAATGAAAAAGTCTGAGATGGACTGCAACAGTCCCAAGCGTACACCTGACCACCCAAAGAAGTCACACATTGTGAAGGCTTGCTTTGATGGCAAAGAGAAGGTGATCCGCTTTGGGGAGCAGGGCGCAAAGACAGCAGGCAAGCCAAAGGCTGGTGAGTCTAGTGCAACGACTGCAAAGCGTGATAGCTTTAAGGCTAGGCACGCAAAGAACATCGCCAAGGGCAAGGAGTCTGCGGCGTACTGGGCTGACAAAGTTAAGTGGTGATGTATGGCTGATAACGAACGCGCCAGCTTTGGATTCTTTCCGCAACTGAGGAGGAACCGCACGGTTCAAGACCCAGAGGCGGCAAAGAACGCACCACTGGCGGCGTTGCGTGGGTTTGTGTCGGGGGTGGCAGGCGCGCCCGGTGACCTCGAGTCTTTAGCCTACATCCCCTACGACTACCTCCGCGCTCCCAAGATGAGCGAGTTGGTCACAGGCGAGAAGAAAACAAAGACCTTTTTTCCGACCTCCGAAGAGATTGAAAAGCGAATCCCTTTCCGTGGCGAGTCCCCTGTTGAGAAAGCATTTGCTGGCGCTGGTCAATTAGCTGGTGGCTTTTACTACGGTGCTGGCTCACCCCTTCGCGTGCTGGCTGAGTCTCCTCAGATTCTCAAGAAGGCAGGGACAGACTTTGCGCGGTCAATTGCACCTGTCAATGTGATCAAGCGCGAAGGTGGCAATTGGACTGTCGATCCAAAGATGGACAATTTGTACAGTCGTGCTGGTTACAAACCTGATCTTAAAGAAACGCTGGCAGAGCTTCAATCGCGGTACACACCAGAGGTTCTCGAAAAGTTAGAACCTAATGTCCGCGATCATGTCTTGCGATCAATCAATGAAACGAATAATGCGGTCGCCATGGATAAGTGGCTAGACAGCAACATGAAGAACTATCTCAAGAACGAGATGGGCACGCCTAGCGACCCCATCCGCTTGATGATTGAAAAGCGTGAAGCTGAGATTCTGGCTAAGTTTGAGAAAGACCAACAGCGTGCACAGCGCATGGCTGGCAGGGCAGAGGCAGAGCCTGATCCACGCCGTAAAGCTAACATGTCACGCCAAGCTAATCAGATGTTGGCTGATGCCGAGGCAGAGAAAACATTAGCTCTACAGCACAAGTCGCATCTGCCACCTGATCTGCAAACCCCTGAGAGCATGTGGACACCAGAAGAATTGGCTAGTACCCGCAAGGCAGAAGGTTTTCCTGAAGAAGGAATTGGCAAGACCAATGCTTCACAATTGTGGGAGCAGATGGCTGACGAATCTATCTATCCCACTAAAGCTAAGGAAATCCAAGAGTACCCTGCGAGAATGCAAAAGCGCCGTGAGGCATATGCAAAACTTGTAGACTTTGAAGCCAAGGTAGATCAAAAACTTCGGGACAAGTTTTTAAAGGCTGGAGTTGATGAGGATGTTCTTAACAAGTATTTAAGTAACACGCTAATTACAGAAAAAGCGGATGTAGTTGGTGAAGCGGAATTAGGCCGTAAACTTTTTAATGATGTTGGCCCATTGCCATCTAACTCACATTTCCTTGAGTACGCAAACATAACTAGCCCATGGATTTCAAAAGTTGATCCAAACTCAAGCGTTTACTCTGCTGATGTTAGTGGCTTAAACTTTGACCATGTCATCGATGTAATCAAGGAAGATTTAGCCGCTGGTCGCCTGAA